AGTGGGCACTCGACCTGCCGCTGAACTGTGAGTCCGGCGTGGGTCATTCTTATGGAGACTGCTGATGCACCAAGCCGTTGAACTTATTTTGAAACGTATGGAGAGTAACCCGCATGAGTTCATGTCGTCTAGCCCTCGCCAAGTGCGGTGGAACAGAATCATCCAAGACTATGACTCTTACCTGTCGGAGGACGAACGTGCCGCCATCAATCAGAAGTACAGTGAGATTCAGATGGATGCCATGCACAAGGACATCATGACCGAACTGTTGCATGGTGAACAGCAAGAGGACGAAGCACAGCAAAGCATCTACTCTGTCGCAAAACTTAAAGCACTCGTGAGATGAAAGAAGACATCGTTGTTGATTACGCCGCCCCTTGCATGAAAGCAGAACGGGCACTGAAGGACTTACATGACGCCATGCTAGAGCGCAAGTATGAGCAAGCCATTGAGGCTGCGCTGCAAGCACTCGTAGAAACAAAACTTACTTTGAATGCCATCAAACATGAGCAAGAAAAGTACGCAGGATAAGCACCCGAGTGGTCTCACTTGGGAGCGATGGAACTGGCCTTTCAAGACACCGGAGGAACGGGTCTTGGTGGCACAGTGGTTCCGAAAGGAACAAAGGAACGAGAAGCGCAAGCAACTCGACAATTTTGAAGAATCACCTTTTTAGGAGTGAACAAATGAAAGCCCAAACCAAGAAGTCCAAGATGATTGCGTTCTTCCGAACGAATCCAAACGCCAAACCAAAAGACGCCGCCGCTAAGTTCAAGGTGGCGATGCCCACCATCTACGCCATACGCAAGCAGGCATTGGCTGGTAGTGATTGGAAAACTGCTGCCATCATGACGAGCAACAAGCCTGTGGCTATTGACGAAGTTGCAGTCCTCGATCAAAACGCTGCCAACCTCGTCTACCAAGCATCCCTTGGGCGTAAACAACGCTTTCAAGCAAGCAACCAAGCCAACGCCCAACAGTATGGTGGCGACCACTACGTCAACATGGGTGTGCAACCGTGGAAGGCGATGGAGGCTTGGATGTCCACGGAAGCATTCGCTGGTTTCTTGCGTGGTAACGCCATCAAGTATCTTGCCCGTGCTGACAAGAAGGGTGGTGTTGAAGACCTGAAGAAAGCCCGTCACTACCTCGATAAGTTACTCGAAGTTCTTGGGGGGAACGAATGACCACACTCACCGAAGCCAAAGAACGTTTCGGGGGAGCCATCAGGGGCGAAGGGATGGACTGCCCCTGCTGTGGTCGGTGGGGGAAGATCAACCCCTACCAAATTACCAGCACTCAGGCCAAGGGTCTGATCTGGATGTACACCAACTTTCCTCAGAACCACTGGATTGACCTTGGTCGTGCTCCTGATTGGATACTGCGCTCCAAACCTATGTCTACTGCCAAATGGTGGGGTCTGGTCGAACCTGCTGCCAAGGATGAGAAAGATGAGGATAAGAAAGCATCCGGAAGATGGCGTCTAACGGACAAAGGTCGTGCGTTCGTCATCGGGCGTACCCTAATTCCCAAATATGCTTTTATCTTTGACAATGGCTGTTTTGGCTACTCAGAGGCGATGGTAGACATCCGTGACGCACTTAAAAAGAAGTTTTCGTATGAAGAACTGATGGGCAGTTCTATGCGAGGGCTGACATGAAGTGGGTCTTTGCTGTCTTGTTGGTTGCGTCTATCGGCATAGGCATTTTGTTCTTGGGGTACTACCAAGGGCGTGAAGCCTACATGACTGGTTACAACGCTGGTTACATGGCTGGGTATGTGAATGCAGAAAAGGAGCAATGTGGAAAACGCTGAAGAAAAAATTTGGAGGTACTTGGTCGAGCATAAAACGCCTGTACTGGCGGCAACACTTGCTAAACGACTCATGTTCAGCCAAAGCCACGTTGCTCGTATTCTGCGAGACCTAGAGCGAACAAGTATTGTTGAAGTGGTGCGTGTCGGTAGTCAGAAATTTTATAGGGTAAAGCCATGAACTTTGACGAATGGTGGGCAACTTTGACGCCACCCGAACGTAGGGTGGTTGGGGAAAGCAACGCTCGGTTCGTATGGAAAGAAGCAGTCAGGGCATGTGGAGAAAACGACGACATGGAGAGAATGCTGGAGGAACTATTAGAGTTGCGAAAGCAAGTAAAGGAGTTAAAAAATGAAGTTTAAAAAGAAACCCGTCGTCATCGAAGCCGAGCAGTTTCTCCCTAACGACGAAGCCATAGAGAAAGTTATGGCGCTGGCGTCACAGGGTTCTCGTCAGGTGGCGGTGACACGCATGCCGGATGGACACTGCACGATGCACATCCAGACGCTTGAGGGGGTTATGGAAGCCACCATCGGGGATTGGATTATTCGCGGTATCCAAGGTGAGGTGTATCCTTGTAAGCCAGACATTTTTTATGCCACATACGAACGGGTTTCCGAATGAACATCACATGGTCTTACTCCTCGCTCAAGACATTTGAGCAGTGCCCAAAGAAGTACTACCACCTGAAGGTAGTCAAAGATGTCAAAGACGAAGGCAGTGAGGCCACGTTGTATGGACAAGAGTTACACAAAGCGGCTGAGGACTACATCAAAGAAGGCAAGCCCATCCCACCCAAGTTTGGTTACATTCAAGAGACGGTGGATGCCATCAAGAACATCCCCGGCGAGAAGCACTGCGAACTCAAACTGGGTGTCAGAAAGACCGACACTGGCTACGAGCCTTGTGGCTTCTTTGACAAGGATGTCTGGTGGCGTGGCATCGGTGACGTGATTGTGGTACAGGACGAACTGGCGTTTTCCTTGGATTACAAAACCAGCAAGAACGCCAAATACGCAGACCTCAAGCAGTTGGACATCCTAGCCGCTGCCTTGTTCACGCACTTTCCACAGGTCAAGAAGATCAAGTCTGCCTTGGCTTTCGTGGTCAGCAATGAGTTTATCCACAAGGAACATTTTGCCGAGATGCGGGACTCCTATTTTGCGACATTTGAGCCGGACCTAGATAGGCTTGCTACTGCTCAAGAAACAGGAGTGTGGAATACGAATACTGGGCCTTTATGTAAGTTCTGCCCCGTCGTATCATGTGAGCATAATCGGAAACGATAGGAGCCAACATGCCATACGTCAACAAACCCAGACCCTATAAAAAAGAGTACGAACAGTACCAAGGCACTGAAGAACAAAAGAAGAACCGCGCCAAGCGCAATGCCGCCCGCCGTAAGGCAGTGCAAGACGGCAAAGCGACTAAAGGCGACGGCAAAGATGTGCACCACACCACGGCTTTGTCCAAGGGTGGTAGCAACAAAGGCAAACTACAAGTCATTTCGGCAGCGAAAAACCGTTCTTTTGATCGTGATGCAAAGAACAAACTCGTTTCCGAACTAAGTCCAAGAGAGCGAAAGAGTGCAAATCGTAGATAACAAAGTCCTGCTGCTCCAGACTAAGCAGCCACACCCCATCACTGAACAGATCAAAAAGAGCGCAGTCCTCTCCCAAGAGGACGGTGTCTACGAAGTTGCTGTCAACTGGGGATTGAAAGAGGCACAAGCCCTCGCACGGTTGGGTATCAAAGATGCCCCGTCGCCCATCCTGCGCGACTACAAGTGGACTGGCAGACTAACTCCGTTTGCTCATCAGAAAGAGACCGCATCTTTTCTGACCCTCTACCCCAAAGCCTTCTGCTTCAACGAACAGGGTACGGGTAAGACAGCGTCCGTCATTTGGGCGGCTGACTACCTGATGAAGATTGGGCGCGTAAAGCGTGTGCTTGTTTTGTGCCCTCTGTCTATTATGAAATCCGCATGGCAGCAAGACTTGTTCAAGTTCGCCATGCACCGCTCCTGCTCTGTTGCTCACGGGGATGCCAAGACCAGAGCCAAAGTCATCAACGCAGGTTCGGACTTTGTCATCATTAACTTTGACGGACTGGCTGTCGTTAAGCAAGAAATCCTCAACGGTGGCTTTGATTTGATCGTGGTCGATGAAGCCAACGCATACAAGAACCCGCAGACCAACCGCTGGAAAGTACTCAAAGAAGTTGCCGCCAAGGCTGACTGGCTTTGGATGCTGACAGGCACTCCGGCTGCGCAGTCTCCGCTAGACGCATACGGGCTGGCAAAACTGGTCAACCCTGAAGGTTCTCCAAAATACTTTGGTCAGTTCCGTGACCAAGTGATGTACAAAGTGTCGCAGTTCCGGTGGCTACCTAAGCCTCAAGCACAAGGTGTGGTGCATAAAGTTTTGCAACCCGCCATTCGATTTGAGAAAGATCAGTGTCTTGACCTGCCCGAGGTGACATTCGTTGAACGCGAAGCCCCCTTGACGCCGCAGCAGTTGAAGTACTACCGGATGCTCAAGAAGCAGATGACGATCAGCGCCGCTGGCGAAGAAGTCACAGCAGTCAACGCAGCGACTAACATCAACAAGTTGCTGCAAATCTCAGGCGGTGCGGTCTATACCGACAACCGCGAGGTGATTGAGTTTGATGTATCCAACCGGATACAGGTCATCCTTGAAGTCATCGAAGAAGCCTCCCACAAAGTGCTGGTCTTTGTACCGTTCACGCACACCATCGAGTTACTCCGTGAAGTGCTGGAGAAGAACAACATTTCGTGCGGTGTCATCAACGGGCAAGTCAGCGTCAACAAACGCAGTGAATTGGTCAAAGACTTCCAAGAAAAATCTGACCCTCACGTGCTCATCATCCAGCCGCAAGCAGCCTCTCATGGCCTTACGCTTACCGCAGCAGACACAATTATTTGGTACGCCCCCGTTACAAGCGTGGAGACTTACCTGCAAGCCAACGCCCGAATCAACCGTCCGGGTCAGAAAAACGCGATGACCATCGTGCACATCAAAGGCAGCGAAGTTGAGAGCAGGCTGTACAGCATGCTCCAGAACAACATAACAAACCACGAAAAAATCGTGGACCTGTATCGCCAAGAAATTTCACAAGACGTTTGACAAAGTCAAAAGTTGTGTTATACTCAACTTTCCAAAGCAAGAAGGAGCGACCTCATGACAGAAACAGAATTGACCATTGACGAACTTGTGAGCATCTATCTCAAGATTCGTACTGCCATCGAAGCAAAAGAAGAGCAGCACAAAACTGAACTACAAGAACTGAAAGATCAGTTCGACGTGGTCGGCAACAAGTTGCTTGAAATCTGCAACGAGCAGAACATGGACAGCATCAGAACACCAGTAGGAACAATCTCTCGCCGGGTGTCGTCACGGTACTGGACGAGCGATTGGGATTCGATGTATCAGTTCATCAAGAACAACGATGCACCTTTCCTATTGGAGCAACGAATCCACAATTCCAACATGCGACAGTTCTTGGAGGACAACCCAGACAAGTTTCCGGCTGGGCTTCAGAATGAGCGCAAGTACACCGTGCAAGTCCGTAAACCAACTGCCAAGTAAGGAGCGACTATGGATGAGAAGCAACTGGAGTTGCAGGCGCGGGTGACTGCGCTACAACTCGCAATTCAAGTAGTGGGGGCAACCCCTGAGCAGGTTGTGCAGTACGCACAAACTTTTTACCAATTTCTCAAAGGAGCAAAGTAATGGGCAATCTCGCCATCTTCAAACAGCAAAACGCCGTCGCCGTTTCGGGTAACCGCCAACTAAGCGACCTCGCCAAATCTTTGGCATCGTCTACGACCTCGCGTCGTATCCAGACCAATACCAACGGTACGTTCAAGCGCATCGTCAACGGTGAGCAGATTGGTAACGCCATCCGTGGCGAGATCAACGTCATCATCGTGGCTGCGCTTCCTAAAGTGTCCCGCATCTATTACCAAGAGAAGTATGACCCGAACGGCGAACCCACACTGCCGAACTGCTGGTCTAAC